TTAGGCGAAGAAACGCAACAAACAGCAGAAGAATGAAGTTCTCAGTCGTCATGGCCTCAACTTTGGCTCCGTATGCCGGGGCTGCTTCGCGGAGAGATGAAAAGATTATCCGGGCGGTTAATAGTGTTGTCGCTCAAGTTTATCAGGATTGGGAATTGCTTATCATTGCAGATGGATGTCAGCAAACGGTTAATATTGTTTCACAGATAAAGGATCCACGGATTAAGATTACGAAGATTGAAAAGAAACCTATCTGGGACGGTGCACCACGAAATAAGGGGATTGAACTTGCAGCAGGTGAATACATAATCTACATTGATAATGATGACTATTGGGGCGAGAATCACTTACAGATAATTGCTGATAACATTAAAGATTATGATTGGGTATATTATGATGATTGGACCTTACAGAATGGTGAATGGTGCCTGAGGCATTGCGATATTAAAACGTTAGGGATGAATGGAACATCTAATATATGCCACAGGAAGTTATTAGGGATGACGTGGGACCATAGAGGATATGCCCATGATCATTATTTCAATAAAAAGCTTTTGACAAATTTAAACTATAATAGAATCATAGCAGGAGAATATTTCGTCTGCCACATGCCGCACGCTTATGATGTCTGATATAACAGGATTAACAGTAAATTACAATACTCCTGATCTTCTGGATAGGATGTTGACAGGATTACGCAAGTTCTATGACTTCCCGGTTGTAGTTGTTGATGGATCCGATAATGAATGTTATCATCAGACCATTGATGTTATAAATCATCACAATAATGTTGAGATGCACCATTTTAATCATAATATACATCATGGTCCAGGACTTGCTTATGGGTTTAATTTCATCAGAAGTAAACGAATAATGGTCATTGATACCGACATTGAGTTTATCAACGGCGGTATTATAGAGCGAATGGATACAGAATTAAAAGATGAAAGCTATGGCATTGGAGACGTTCAGACAGTAAATTTAAAGGGGTTTAACGTCACGGGTAAGATTATTCCAGGTGATTTAAGTGCAATACCGTATCTTCATCCTGCTTTCATGTTAGTTAATAGGAATAAAATACTTCTTTGGCCTACTCCGATAAAACATGGTGCTCCGATGATTCAGACAATGATACAGATACATAAAGACAATGCCGATGTTCTGCAGCATGCCGAATATGTTACGCATGATTTCAGAGAAAGGGATAAAGTTTATATATCTCATGCATGGCGCGGAACGGTTGATAAAACAGGAGGTTATCATTTATGAAATATGACCTTATTATAGTAGCTCAGTCAAAAGATCGTGATCTAATAATGATGACACAAAACACTATTAATACCTGTTTATCCGATGGTGATGATGTTAATGTAATCTTAGTTGAGACCTATGCACCAACAAAATATGATCATGTTGATGAATATATTAACTACGATGGTGAATTTAATTATAACCATGCCCTTAATTTAGGCATAGAAAAGGCCAAAGGAGAAATATTTATTCTTGCTAATAATGATCTGATGTTTCAACGCGGATGGTCTACAATAGGTCATTCAATGAAATTAAATGGTTATCTAAGTGCATCTGCATTAAGTAATGATCCCCGGCAGATAGGTTGCAAGCGTGGTGATTACGCTTATGAGGGTTACGACATAGGTTTTCAACTCACAGGATGGTGCATATTTGTTACTCGTGAGTGCATTGAAAGAATAGGCAAATTAGATGAACGTCATGCATTCTGGTTTTCCGATAACATATATGGCCAGCAGTTAAAAGATGTAGGAATTATTCATGCTCTTATATGTAATGTTCATGTGTTACATTTAGGAAGTAGAACATTAAGAAAGTCGCCCGCAAAAGACAGATATAAATTTACTCATGCCGAAAGAAAAAGAATATACCATTAATATCCATAAAATCTATAAACGCAAGTATGAAGATTTGGGGATGTTTTTCTTTGTAGAAGGATTAAGAAGTGTTGTGCCAGCTGTTAGCATTGAACACGCAATATTAAGTTACTTTAAATATCTTGGGATAGAAGATTATAATATTGAGAGTGCAATGTGTAACTTTACACGAATGAAAAAGGAGTTTTATGAATCTATAAGATCATGAATTTACCTCGCAGGATAGACGACATATTAAAGCGCAAAGAACAGTATTTGCTCGACAAAGAAAAATCTTTGAATAGTGTTATTGTTAAGATGCAGGTACAACTATTGAATAAGGTTACATCTGAGATCATACCTAAGTTAGATATTGAAAACGGAGTAATAAAGAGCACCTTAAAAAACTATCGACTTTTACAATCTTTAGATAAGATGTATAAAGATTTCGGAGAGGTGCAGCGTCTTGTTTTTGTATCTGAAATAGGAAAAGCCACGAATGGGATAGCATCATTAAACAAAAGTTTCTTTACTATCTCAATGGGATTGGAATTGCCGGGATTATTTGATTCTATTATAAAAGGGACTACTCATAAAATAGGCATGAGATTAGGACTTACAGGGGGACAGATTATATCAGGGGGATTTCTCGAAACACTTATTAAAAATGATTCTCTATTGCTTGAATTAAAACAATATTTAGCTCAGGCAGTAACTGGTCAGGTATCTACTAAGAACTTTATAACCGGTATGAATAACATTATAACCGGTGGCGGAGTTGAAATGGGTGGTATAGAAAAACAATTTAAACGGTATGCCCATGATGTCTATATGCAGTATGACAGTGCCTATTCTACTACTCTGGCTGATGAAGTTGGCATGCGCTATTTTATTTATCAGGGTGGATTAATTGATGATTCGCGCGACTTTTGTGTAGCACATAATAACAAAGTATGGAGCAAAGAAGAGGCTGCGGAGTGGTTAAACTGGACTCCTTCAATGGGTGAATATCCTGCGGGATATGTAATAAAGTCTAAAAAGCCGGATGAAGTACCCTCTTATTTGGATTATCCCGGTTATTCTCCTTTGATTGACAGAGGAGGTTATAATTGTCGTCATTATATTGGGTGGATAATGGATGCACTTGCATATAAATTAAGGCCAGAACTAAAAGAAAATGAATAGAATAATTAAACATAAGATAAATATACCAATATATTATGGGTATCTTATCATTATTTGCGCAGATGATATTGAAGAAATAGCAAAACAATATGACGTTCCGGGAGTTAAAAATAAATATCATGATGCTTATGTATTTAGAAATAAAACAAATGAATATGTTTATGTACAAAAAGCATCGATAACTTATGGTGCAGTTGCTCATGAAGCAAAACATCTTGTAAATTATATCTTTTCTGATAGAGGAATAAGTCTTAATATCGAAAACGACGAAGCAGAATGCTATTTACTTGGATGGATAGTAAATAAAATCCATAAATATATAAACATAGAATGAACTGTTTAGAACACTGTTTAGAACAATGGTTAAATATGCCTGATTATCGATTATGGTATAATTCAACCCATGTAATCATAATCGAGCCAGAAATAGACTTACATGATAAAGGTTATCTGCCAATTGAGGATTATGGTAAACATATTAATTGGTCATTTAAAAATAAATATAGATATAAAAGATTATTAAAAAAATACTTTGATCAATGAAAAAAATATTAACGCTATTAGTTTTAATACTTTTGTTATCCTGCAAAGAACATGATGACAGAAGTGTTGTTACATTTTGGACAAACGATATAGCAAAATGGGATCTTTATATTGATGATGATTACTGTGGCCCTCTATTGATGCCATATTATGTATCAACCACAGATCAAATACCAAATTGTGGGGATAATGAATGGAGCACAATGAGACTCGAATATGGCACTCATAATTATCACATGGAAATGACTATAAATAGTCAGAGATTTGTAACCAGGGATATAGAATTTATTGTTGATTCAGACTGTGAAATTGTAAGATGTACGCAATAAATGATAAAAATCATATTTGTATATGACTCAAATCATTATTTAAAACAAAAATTTGTATATAACAAACATAAAGTTTAATTTTGACAAAACAATTTAACTATGCAAAAAGAAGCAATGATTAAGTGTTTGGTGAACGGCAAAATCATATCGCTC